GCCCTGCCCGTCATACGCGACGACCTTGCCGTCCTCAATCTTGAACGCCTGGCCGAAGCGCGCCTGCACAAAGTCTGATGGGATTGCCATCTTGTCGGCGATGAATTTCGACCCGGTAAAGCGGCCACCAATCATCTCGCCATAGAGCTGCTGCTCCAGCTGCTGGTTTTTGCCAGTGGCTTCGTCCAGCTGCGCCTGGAATGACTTGGTGATTTCGGCTTTCACCTGGTCAACCGCGCCCGCGTCGATCAGCCTCTTCTGGTCGATTTTGGTCATCATATCCAGCGCCTCGAGGGCTTTGGTCGGGTCGCTGATACTGGCGAACGCCGCCAGCTTAGTCTCTGCCGCTTCTTTGGCTTCGCGATGAGACCGGGCCTCGCCGTTCAGCGAGGTGATTTTGCTGACGGCCTGCGCTGCGTCGAATGCGATTTCTTTGCCGTCGTCATGGATATAGACCGGCATACCGTTTTCAACGACAACGTGACCGTTCGCATCAAGCTTCAATTTCATGGTTATTCTCCGGGCCTTCCGGCCGCTGGTTAATGGATCATCCGATCCGGCGCCGCGTCGCATCCGCTAAACGGCAGGCATAAAAAAGGCCGCCCGCAGGCAGCCATAGTTAGTAAGTTTTCATCAGCTGAGTGCTTTCAGCTGCGCCAGGCTTATCCATTCGCCCTTGTCCGTGAACATTTCACCAAGCTCAAGCTCTCCGGCACGGTACATTCGCCCCCGTTCCGGCCCCAGTACCTCGTCCTGTCGCTGCGGAGACTGCCGGGCAAGCCAGTCCAGATAGGTGGTATCTTCCGGCACCTGACCATCCATGCTGGCCCGGGTGCCGTTATCCATCTCATCAATGTCGATCCCGAGCTCACGCCACGATTTGGTAATCAGCGTCTCCGTGGAACGGCAACAGAAGTGAATGCGTCCCGGCTCCTGAAGGTACGGGATTTTGTGGTCGATGGGCTTGTTGTCCAGGGTGTAGCGCAGACGGTCACGGATGATGCAGGTATGGGTCGTTTTATTATCCAGCGTTGAGAGCCACTGTTTGCCTCTCAGAATATCGCCGTTGGCATCCGCAAAGCTGGTCCGCGCCGTGGCCGCCAGGTGATTAACAGCCGTTTTGGTAATGCTGGCGGCATTGGCCCTGCTGACCTGCAGCGCGCCATCCTGAAAACCTCTGTTGGCGTGCCCGCGTACCTGCCGGGCGATCACCTCGGTGGTATCACCCAGCAGGTAACCCCGGCGCACCGTATTAGTGATACGCGTCATGCGGTCGGCGTCAAGATTTTCAGCCCATTCGCTCAGCAGACGCCCCTGAAAGGGCTGCGCCATTGTCGCCGCGTAAAGCTGCTGAGGCGTAATGCTCTGAAGCGGGTACCGTTCTTTCACCTGCTGCGGCAGCAGCACATCAAACAGGCTCAGCTGATAACCTGCCTCATGCCCGGCCAGCTGCAGTAGCTCATCCGCCAGGCTGGTCTGCATTCCCGCAATCGCCTGCTGGTTTAGGTTGCGCACGCTCCCCAGCAGGCTTTCAAGCCGGCTGACCGTAAACTGGCTGGTGGGCAGGCTGTCCATCGCCACCAGCAGCCGTGCGGTAAGCTCGGCGTCGCTGTCGTTCAGCAGCCTGACCATGCGGTTTGCGACGCCCGTGCTGTAGCGGCTGATCCAGAGGGTATGGGCTATCGCCTCATCGCGCAGCCTGTCATTGATCGTTGCCATTGCCGTTACCTGTAAACGTCGGGTCCTGGTTGTTCAGCTCGTCGATGACCTCTTCGGGCTTCGCATCCGGGTCGATGATTTTGAGCGACTGCAGCGCACGTACCGCATCAATACGGCGGATATCGCCGCCCTGTCGCAGCGACTGAACCGCCAGTGCGGCTGGTGCGTTGATTGACTGCTCCGACACGTCCAGCTCAGTGCGTACATCAACGTTGCCGCCGTCCTTCAACCCGAGCCATTCAGCCATGATCTGCAGGATATTATCGAGCGCGTCCTCGAGAGAGTTCGCCATGGTGTAGAGCGGTGAATGCTCCTGCATACGCTCTTCGCTGGTCTGCTCAACCGATTTGGTGGACGTGTTCTCCGGGCGAAGCAGTTTGGCTCCCGCCTGGCGCATCTGGTTTTCGAGATCTTCCAGTGAGGTTTTCCCGGCCCCTATCGCGGAGCCAGTGTGCTCAATGTATTCCATCCCCTGCTGCTCGCGGTTGTCGAACTGCGTGGCTGAAGATGAGCCTATCGTCAGTTCCTGCCCGTTCTCCAGTCCATACACCACCAGCAGCGGCACGCGGGCAACGTGCAGGATGTTGTCCTGCTCGCTCTGGCTCTGCCAGTGCTTGATGTTCAGCAGCGCGAGATTCAGCAGCGGCGGCGAGCCTCGCATAAAGCCGGTGCGTTTCGTATAGAGCGTCACCAGGGGAATGTCGTTGCGGGAGGTGGTCCACTCTTCATGGATTTGCCAGGATTCCTCGCCGCCTTCGCTTTTTTTGCGGCGGTAAATCTCAACCTTACCCGGCAGGATATGACGGATCTGCTCGACTTTAGTCTGGCCGTAGTCATCGCCGTCAACGACAACGACCTCTTTGATGCGCAGGTCGGTCAGTACCACCTTGCCGCCAGTGGTTTTCGACTTCCAGCCGATAACCTGCCGGGGGTTAAGCATCGTGACATAGGGGCGTGCGCCACTGGCCTGTTCATCCGCCTTCGTCCTGACCTGCTCCGCATCCACGCGGGGGTAATCCACCAGCGCATGCGCCAGGCCGTACTGAAATGCGATACCAAAAAATGCCTGTGCCCAGACATCAAGCCGCATGCCTTCCAGGTCAATATTGGGAGCAAGCGCCTTAACCTGCTCAGGCATCTTTTCGCTAAGCACCACGGGCTGTGCGAATACGCGCCCAATGTTCTGATTTATCGTCTCTTCATAGGCGGGCAGCAGCGTGGCGACAGCAAGACGCTTTTTGTAGTCCTCTTTGTCTTCATTCGGCCAGCGTGGCAGAAAGGCGTCGCCCAGCTGGCGCATATAGAGCGTGCCGCCCATCAGCGCGTCGTTGATGTCCCATGCCTCGACCATGTTGTTGTAATCAAGGTTGGGTGTTGAAATATCAGGCATGGAGTTAAATCCGTAGGTTGGTGACTTTGCCAGTTGGTTTGATGATCGGGAACTGCTTCACGATGTAATACCCACCAGCATCGTTGGGGTGATCGTTGTCGGCTGATTTATCCGGCTCGCCGTTCGCCGCCCATACCTGCTGTTCCAGGCTGTCGGTGTAAACCGGGCAGCGGGTCACGTTGACTTTATAGCGGCGATCGCCGTTGCCGTTGCAGAACATGGCGTTCATGGAGTTAATGCGATCTTTTACCGGCGGGTTGGCGGCGTTCACCACCACGCTAAATCCGGCCTGTTTAAGCTGTGCGATATCCGTGGCGCTGGCGTTGTTCGATTTGCGCGAATCGCCGGAAGCATCGGGGTAGATGTAAATCTGACGAGAGGCGACGTAACGGCCACCCTCATAGCGCCAGAACTCCTCCTGAATACGCTTAATCATCGCTGGCGTGTCATAAACCTTCACCAGCTCCCGTACAGCTCTCGGTTCTCCGTCGCGCAGCACATGGACGATGGCTGCCATCTTGCCAACGTTAAAGTCCATGCCGATATACAGCGGCTCACCTGCCTGCTCCTCATCGGTGCAGCCAATAAGCTGGCGATCGAACTGGTGATAGATGGTGCCGCTGGTCAGGTTGGTGAATTTCCCGCGCAAATACGCCTTAATTAGCTCTGGCGGATAGGAGTCCATCAGCGAAGGGATGTAATCGTGGGGGAGGTTCGCTTCATTATCGAACGTTGAGGCCTGTATCAGGCCATACAGCGTCGCCAGCTCAGGCTTATCGCGCACAGCTTTAACAAACTGCTGGTAGACGAACTTAAATCCCTCTGGCGTGGTGGTCACATCGATGCCGTTACGCAGGCCGTCAACCTTGTAGCGCATACGAGCGATGATTTTTCGCCATGCCTGCTGCGCTTTTGCGGCAGCCATAACATCCAGTTCATCAACCATCGCGTTGCCGATTTTGAAGCCGACAATAGAGCCTGGCTTCTCCATCGAACGGCAGATAGTCGTTCCGCGGTACTGACGCCCGGCGTAGAAGTGAACCTCTTTGTTCCCCTCGTTGATTTTGACGTTCATGCCCCAGTCGAATGCCACCTCTTCCACTGTCGGGTAGAAGATGTCACGGATCTGCGGATAGGTCGGCGCGAAGTAGCCCTGGTTGATTTTGGGGAACTCCCACATCCCCTTGCAGATGCCGCCGCAGCCAACCCACGTCTTACCGGAGCCGAACCCGGCAACGTAGGCCTTAAACTTATGCGGCATTGCGAGGAAGCGCGCC